ACATGGTCTTCTGCTGCTTTAGACACATCAAGACTAAAACTAGTCGGCTTTTTCCCCTTCCATCCCATGATTTACCTCACTAGCTTCGAACATTTCAAATAGGTCTTGAGCGATTGCCTGAATTGAATAAGCTTCAAATTCCACACTAGGCTCTCGCTCACCCATTCTCCGTTTTACTATTTGCCAGATATGAACAGCTTCATGTAAAAGCAATCCATAAACTTGTATTTGGTTCTTATCCGCTGTATCTCCAATTTGGACAATTGCATATGCACCATCTGAATAAGAACTAACCTGAGCATCCGCCCCCATATCTAAAAATTGATCAGCTTTGCCCATATCTTCAAATAACAAATCCATATGTATTTGATTTCTAGCAAGTGCATATTTGACATGTTGAAACGGTGAGATATACCATTCGGGCACATAATCGGTATTAATCATTTAAACTCCTTAATTGCACCCATAAAAAAACCCACTTATGTGGGCTTTTTATTGTTTACCTAATTCTATGTTCATCTGCCAAGTTATCAATTTCTTTTAAATTATCATCAAATAATCCTAGAAATTTTCTAGCAGATTGAAAAAAAATTGCACTGCTAACATCTTCACGAGCAATCAAACTCGGAAGTTGGTCATGCCTACTAGCATCTTTTTTGCATAAATCTAAACAGGTCCATGCATCACAAAGCATAATAATATTTGTGAGTAACTTATAAGTCTCACTATATAAATTTAAGCATTTATCGTGAAACTTAATATTTACAAAGTTTTTCTTAGAGAAATTAATATTTCCTAGCTCTGCTAAAATTTCGGCTGAAATTGCAAATGCTTTGTTTTCATAATCTTCTATTTCTTGTTTAGTAAGATTGTTTTCATAAAAACTTTCTAAATCCTTAGCTAGATCTTTCGCCCTAAAGGGAATATTTTTTACTTTTTTTAAAATTTCTATTACTTCAGTTTCATTATTTTTTAGTCTATGAGAAGTTCTCCAATCATCAAATAATACAAAAGCTGCAACTGGAGCTAGAAATGCTGCTGCAAGTGTTAAAGTATCCTTTAAAACATCATATGCATCAGCAAAGTTAAATTTATGATGTGTGATTGGATATGAACTCTTAAGAAAGAATGAAACAACTAAGAAAATAATTATGCCAATTAAAGTCCATTTCCAAATCCTTCTTATTTTTACTTTTAAATCATCTTGAGCCATATATCCCCCTATTTTAGAAGGTTATTAGACCAAGTATTTAAACCTTCCTCAACTGACATTTCCAGATTGTACTGGCTGGATCTTGTTGAATATGGATAACTCGGAATGAGCCTAAGGCTGTTAACCATTCATCATCAATTTTTGGAGTCATAGTTACTTCGTTTTGAAGAACGGTAGCCTTTTTATCTGTGGCCAAGACTCCAAGCGTCTGAATCTCATATTGACTGTATGAGCCAAACAGAACGCCACGCCCAGAATAGTTTTCTTTAACTTCAACATACGTTTCAGTTTTAGGATCCCAATTCGTTTTTGAAATCCGTTCACATGTAAAGGTATGAACGGCATCTGCTAAATCTTCATTAAATGCTTCAGCAATATCTGCCTGAATTTCGTCACGTAAGCCCATTATTTATGCCCTGTAAAGTGGAATGCCGAAGCTATTAAAACTTGCATTAGGATCTTTCAAATCAAGCGAATCAATATAATCAATTGCTATCTGTTCAAAGCTAGAAATCGCTTCAGTACCTTCTTGATACTCTTTTTCAGATTCGACTGAATCAGCTTTAACTTTCTTACGCTTCAACTGCTGGTCTTTGCCGTTATAAATTACCTTGGCCAGAATGCCTTTGATAATTTCACAAGCTGCATCCTTAAGAAGTGGATCAATTGGATCTGGTACAAATCCTATTCTGTTTTTCATCCAGACATTTGCCAGTTTAACCAGACGAGCTTTATCACTGTCTGGTGCAAAATCGCTGCCCAAAATTGAATTTGCGTCATCTACAGTAATAAAGCTCATTGCATTATTCCTTCGGGATTAATTTAAGAAGTTCTGCTTTTGTTGCAGACGGTTTGTAACCAATGTTTTTACTAGCCAAATACTCTTTTAATTGATCATTTGACCAGTTTTCAAAATCATTAGCTGCCGTTTCTGTTGCTTTTCCAGATTCCAATTCAGCAATACGCGCTTGCATAGCAGCAACATCATTTTTAAAAGCATCAAACTCTGCTTGAATGCTTACTACCTTTCCTTCAGCCGCTTTAGCCGCATTGTCAGCTTGGAGTACAGCATCTTTTAAACGTGAGTTTTCAGAAATTAACTCCGAACTATCACCACTAGCTTGTTCCAAGATTTCGATTTTTCGTTTAAGTTGCCCGTTTTCTTCAATAACCTTTTTACAGTCAGCTTTTGCTTGATCAATGACTTCTTGCAGCTCTGGGGTAATTCCCACCGCGACATTTACTGTGGCCAAGGTCGTTTTTGCAGGCTCTTTCAATTTGCGAACTTCAACTGGAATATCCAGAGCTTCGTAATCATTTTGGATTTTCGGGTAATCACCGTAAATAATTACTTCTTCAGCACTTCGATTCGGATGTTCGTAATAATCAGGATTGGCAATAGTTCCAACTTCTAACGCAGCTGCAGCAGCAATACGTGTATAAATTAGCTTCATGATGCATTTCTCTTAAATGTAAAAAGAGGGCTTAATAGCCCTCTTATAGTGAGATGTTTATGAGTTAACCAGTTGTTGTGCCAGACAAGTCAAGCAATGTGCCTGCTGTCATTTTGTTGCTAGTAGCATGTTTTTTCCAGTTGGCACTTGAACCAAGTAAAGTAAGGTCAGGGTTTTCACCTTTTGATGTATCCCAGCTATAACCAAGAATATCTAAGTTGAACGCGCCTTCAGCACGCATACCAATACCTAAGTTTTCTTCATCATTGATGTCATACGCTCGGAAACCAGGTACTTGTGATTCTGTAACAGTAACAGCTCCCATTTGTAAACCAAATGCATCATCATCACCTACGGCATCAGTCACCAAGACTGGCTTACCTAAGGTACCCGGTAAACCACCATAGATAACGATTTCAGATTCGCCATAAATTTGCTTAGTGATTGCATCATCGACAATATCAAAATAAGTCTCTGAGTTCATTACCCATAAACTAATACGTCCAAACTTATCGCCAAACTTACGCATACCACGTGTTAATGCTTTACGACCATCTACAGCAATACTGCCTTTAGCAATCATATCCGGGTTGCTAGAAATAGCTGCTTTTAATGAAGCTAAACTGTACTGTAAACGACCTGCAACCAATGCATCTGCTAAATCATAACCAAGAATCATGGCAAACTCTTCAGGTGTACGTGCACGGCGTTTGAATGCCTCTTCAGTAGAAGCATAAGGACCATATTTATATGGGACTTTTACGCCTACAGATTCACCAGAACCAATTTTCTCTGGAACTACTTTGGCAGTTGAATTCACATCACGATGTTTGATGCTACCGCCCACTTTGTAGAATGCTTCTTTATTGAAATCACCTTCAATGATCTCATTGCGATAAACAATTGCACCATTAGAGGCTTGGTTAAATACATTCAAATTATCTTGCAAACGCTCTAAATAAGCAGTTTGAGCCAATTGATTGTAGATGATCATGTCTGAATTAACTGTTGTAGTCATAACTACTTATCTCCAAATTTTTAATGATTAGTTCGGTAGTTTTAGGAAGGCATCATTGCCATGTTCTTTGATGTAATCTGCTTTCTGAGAAACAGACATTTCACTGCGTTTCATTCCAGTAGGTGCTCCACCTTTGCCCCCACCTTGAAAACCACCGCCAGTTCCTTTACCACCTTTAAGAATTAAGTCTTTATGCTGGTATCCACCAACCAATGACTCTAAAGCTTCATCAACATTTGCAAGTTCACCCGGGCGGACACGTGAATAAATCTTTTCGCCGTTCGGATCATATGCAACCACCTTGCCTTCTTCGATTTTGAAGTGATGGCCAAAGGTTGCCTGAACCATGTCCACAGGTACTGCAATGTTGTCTTGAATGTACTTAGAACGAGCAAAACCACCGCCGATTAGTTCTTTGTGTAAAGAGGCTTCTAGTGCGTCACGTTGCTCAACAATCGGAGCATATTTTTCTTCAACTGCCTTGATAGCTTCAGCTTTCACTTTCTCAACTTCACCGGCATCCACCAGCTTTTTATCGTCGAGATTTTGGATTGTTTGTAATGCCTTTTTAGCTGCCGCTGGGTCTTCAATTCCTTCAAAAGCTTTTAATGCTTTTTCGGCTGCTTCTTTGGCTTCACGTTGTGTTTTAGCTTCATTGTTTAAGCGTGCAATTGTTGCTACCGAGTGTGGTGCATCATGTGGCATTTCTTTGCCGTCATCATGAATATAGATCGGTTTATCACCGTCTACTTCCGCATATACCTTACCGTCGATCGTTACTGTTTTAAGTTTCATGGGTCATCCAACCTATATTTACAAAATGGGCATCCGCCCGGATTCGCCGTCTGCATCCACTTTCGGCAGGCATAAAAAAAGCCCTATTTCGAATAGGGCTTTTTAAAAATTAATATTAGTTTATTGGGTTGTTACTAACTTTCTATCTGGCTTTAAAAATAATTTCTTTTTAAAGAAAACTAAAAAAGTTGAGTTAACAACTGATATCAAGCC